CGATGTTAATGACAATTTTAAGAGCGTAAGAAAGACCCTCAGCACCCGTGGGGTCAGCTTCAGCACCGACAAGAAACTGTCCGAGCCTACCATCAAGTAGATTTCTGGCCCTCTTATAGTCCTTAGCCTTAATAGCCAAGCGAGCTTCTTTGAGCGCTGAGAAATTTTTGGTGTATGGTCCGAAAAGATTGAGCTCCTCAATACTGGTCGGATGCATACTCGCCACGTCCAGAAGGGCAACGTTTTCGTAATACCCAGGTTCGGAGTATACGTAACCACCTTCCCCTGTAATGACGCCACGATATGTACTCTCCTTCCCATTAAAGGTATACCCAGGAAATTGTTCGCTCAGATCTGTATAAACGAATGATGTTTGAGGGGTCTTATCATCACCGAAAATAATTTTAGCCGTATGATTCTGAGTTGTATGATTAACTGACAACCCAGACAATTCTGAAAGAATCTGACGTGCAATAAAGTCTTGTTTCCTAGACTCGAATACCGCTTCTGTACCTTCAACGTCATTAACGCAGTAGTCAACAACCAATTTAACCTTTTCGGGAGGAACTGGTTCATCCCATGGAATATCGAGTTCCATATGATGGATTCCAAGGTCGATCTCGAATTTCTTCAATGATTGTTTGACTGAACTGAAATCGTAAATATCCGCATAAGACAAATTATATGCTTCGCCAAACAGAGCATTATGATTGTTGTCTACAATGATTTTTTGGCTTAGCTTAAATAACTCTTCGATTGGATACCCAAGATATCGAGCGTACAAAATATGATTGTCATACCTACGATTATTGAAACCAACAAGTTTGAGCTTGAATAATGGCTCCATCTCATGCGGCTCCGGGTTGACCATTTTGACAACCGTCGGACTTCCTTGATACTTCCAACACACCACAAACAAATTACTAAATACCTCAACGTCATAAAATGCAATTGGAAGATCTTCTACTTCCACTGGTTCAGGCATTGCATCCTTACCAACAAATTGCATTCTTTGAACCGTCTTGATGCATGTCTGTGCTTGATTCGTGCTTCCTGCTGCGAAACTTAAGATCGAAGGACGCATATCACTCAGATCATAACTTAGACCATCATTATATGCATCCTCAAGAATTTTGAAAATAAAGTCGATTGAGGGTTTGGTGCCCGGGTGAATTTCTTTTCGTAGATTCCTACTAATCAGATCACGAAGGCCCTTCTCACTCATAATTTGTTTGTTATCGATCACGGGCTTTTCCTTTTTGGGCAGCCCGCCACTGATCGTAGCTACATCAAGGTTGTTGCATAAAGACAACTGTCTTCTAAGAGCTCCATTTCCCAGAAGAGTTTTTACCTCAATTCCTACATCATACACACTTGATAACTCGAGTACATCACCCGTGTAAATATAGTGAAGGTGTAACCCACACCCACTTCTACTTAATTCTGCGTACGTTGGCGGCCACAAAGCGGCGGCTTCTAGATTCTTCTCTAAACTTTTTTCTCCATCCTCATCTACTAGATCGAAATCAATGACAATGTGTTGCTCTGGAACTCTAACCCAGTGCAGTTTCGTTGTATCAAGTTCCTTGAGTTTAGTTTTTACGTTGGCCCACGCCAGACCAGGATAACCGCTTTCTTTGGCGTATTGTGCTGGTTGCTCAGAATATAACGTGTCCAAGATTGAGTCTTGCTCAAACAACTCAAGAGTAAATACGTTTGGTGGCGTAAAGCTTTCTTTTTTACTAATATCCTTGAACCCAGAATAATAACTACGAACAGCATGCCCGTCTACAGTTGCTCTATCTTCAAACCGATCAAAATAGTTTCGAAGCTCTTCTCGGAATTTATATTGAGGTAGAAGTTTATCGATTCCTGTCTCAGCACAAAACGTTTTATATTGTTCATACGCCTGCTTAAGCGTTGTGCCATCCTGTGCCTTGAACACGTCAAAATATGCTTCGATGAAGTTATAGAACACATCTGTTTGCAACATCATCTCGAGCGGACGATACCCACTGTAATAGTTCTTACCCATCTCACGATATCGTTCAAGGCAATGATGCGCAATGGCACCAAGCTCGAAATCAATCTGGTTGACGAGAATATGGTATCTATCTGAATCTACGTGATTTCCTGTTGGATGAACATCAATTAATCGACGAATAATACCAGACTTTGCGTCTGAAATCTTAACTGGCTGATTTGTTCCCATGAGCAAGAACGCATTCACACGAGCCGTATAGCTCGGCTTGTACTTCTCATTCATAGTCATCTCTTCATGAGAAATGATCGAATTCAGCTTGGTGTTGTCATCGATTTTAGATAGATCGCCATCGTGTTGAATGGCAACGAGAGGATTGGATTTGAAAACTTCAGTGGCAAAGGCGTTGTTACTGCTTCCGAGAGCTCTTGCATCAAACGTTGCAACATACCCTTCGAAGAGTTTTTGGATGATGTTGAGAACTGTTGATTTACCAGATCCAGCCGGACCATAGAACACAAGAAACTTCTGGATGCGCTTTGCATCTCCCGAAAGAATGGCACCGATGGCCCACTCAATTTTTGCAAGCTCTTCGGGAGAGTACAATACGGACATAAGTTCATTCCATGCATCACATCGACCAGGCTCGAGTGAATATGGTAACCTTCGGCTAGCATAATCACTCTTCTTCACCTCCGTATTTGCAAATATAAGTTTCTCGTCCAGAGGGTGGCTATTGTCACTAATATTTTGCATGTAATGACGAAACGTGCTCCAAATTTTGGTGTTGAACGATCTCAAATTCAGAACCTGATAAACAATACCGTGCTTGTCGTATTCCTCGTTTGCGAATCTATGAAGATCCTCATCGACAAGTCGCTGTACGTCGTATTCATCAGTTGACCAGAGCCCACGTTCTTCATCCCAGATTGCATAGAAGGATCGCCCTCTGACCATCAAATCTTTTGATCTTCCGACAGTCCAATCGGGGTAAATTAGTGCGGGTCCGTTCTTTTGTTCTTTGATTCTGATTTGATAGAAGTCCACACTCACCCCTTTCACCGAGAGTCAAGAAGTGATGGCTTCCTAAATGCTCTCATTCTAAAATGTAAATCATCCAACTGACGTAATGCTGTACGAGCTTCTTCTAATGGTTGCCCCCTTAATTCACCGCTTTCGATGAGTTTGTGAAGAATTTCCGTTCGTTTATTTAAGGATTTAAGAATTATCTTTGCATCCTCATCACTTAAAAATATAGCTTTTGCGGGTGGACCCATTAAACCTCCTTACAATCCGTTATCCACAACATACTCACAAAATTGGTACCAGAGCTCAACTTTGCGTTGGTCTTCTGGTGGATCTCGAAGAGGAAACATTCCTCCTTCACCATTAGGTAAATATGTTCTCCAGATAAATTGATCCATTACTTGCGCCACCCGCTCACTGATTCTATACCTAGCGTCACACAAATCGTCCAGGTGTAGGTTCCTTAGAAACGTCCAGAACCAGTCACGAGCAGGAATATCCGTATCAAACTCAGCTCGGCGAGAAAACGCAATTAACATTTCAAGAACGGAACATCCAAGAAACATCCATGGAATATCCTCGTCCAATCTCATTTGCGTAAAGAATTCTCTCCGAACGCCCAAGCCGTCCTCAGCCCTATTATCATCACCAGAAACCAACCAGACAAACTCTGTTGAATGAAGATCTCTAAGTAATGTATAATAAGTTGTGGACGGCGTTGGGACGTCAACGGATGCAACTTTGGTATAGAGCCAGTTGAAATATACATCTTCAATAGGCTCGTTCATGAGTTAAATATCCCTGAACTTTTGCACCAAAGAAGACGAATGCCGCAATTCTCTTTCTTGAATTTCATCCATGTCATGCCCAAGGACTTCATGAGCATAATGCCCGGTGTGTCTGAGCACTTCCCATTCGATTCGCTGTGGCTCATAACGAATATAAACCACATTCGCATCGTTTGATCCATGACCCCACTTTAAATCGCCCATGATTTGTCTATAATCGTATATAGGCGTATCAAGAGAATCGACCATTGTGTCATCACCAACATAATAAGTAATGGTTTCCTGATGAAAACCCATTTCGTTAGAAATATACTCATCTTGATGAATGATGTATGGTTGCGATGGATCTCTTTGTGTCAGCTCCTGATCATAATCCCATTCTCCACCAGAGTTTCCAAAGACGTTTCTATGAATTGGCTCATTGTCTTCTTCATTCTCAGACGTTTCTTCTTCATTTAAAAGCCGAACAAGTTCATCATTGTGGCTAAGTGTTTCTGGAGTCACAACAACAGCCTCTCTAACCCGTCCGCTTTCATCTAGAAAAGACAATTGCTTATTCTCCGGCTTTGGCGATGCGTTTTTTCCCTTTTTTTTTCGCCACTTAGTATAAATATAACTTGCTCCGACGCCCACCACAGCACCAACTCCGTAGTGGGTCGCCGAGCTCCTTAGAATTCGGTCAAGTTCCATGGGTCCTTATCCCCCAATCTTGTCGTAAATAACTCCATCAACATTGAAATCAAGAAGAATACTTACTTCTTGCCCATGGACGAAATCTCTACTCCTCACGTCAAAGATTCCGAAATCGATGAAGTTATCTCCATTCCCAATTACCCAACCACACACGGCGCCCGCTTTTGAGTGTTCCATTCCGAGTGCCTCATAGGCCTCATTAAGGAACACATGGCCTCTCGCCTGGAGTAGATTGTTAAGATATGTTTGAACTGCCATGATAAAGCACTTATTGCTCTCTGAGTCTTTGGTCCAGTTTGGATTGTACTCATCGAACAAACGAGCGTACGGAGACCTCTTATTCGGATCTGAGACGAGAATAACCTGTTTCTTCCCATCGACAGTTTCGGTAACCTTAGTGATACCGTTCCGAATATAAGCTTCCTTCTCCTCGCCAAGCTCTTCCTTGACCCGCTCTCGATATGCGTCAAAGCTGGTCTGAAGTGCAGAATATGCTGCCATCAAATTTGCATTTCGACGTGAGAGCTCGAGATGGGATGAAGTGAGAGCCGCCACCGAGATGCCACCAATAATGATAGTCGGTGTGTACAACTTCACAATCTCATAGCACCCCTTAGCATAGACATATGCAACGTTCTTGTTATGCTGACTTTGGGTGTACCCCTTACTTCCGATTTCTGCCTTAACTTTACTAACTTCGTCAACGTCAAACTTGAAGCCTTCAAGAGTCTTCTCAAGCTTCAGCGTTGCACGACAAGCAAGCACTGTGCTGACACCGACACCGACAATTCCGCCGATGAAAAGAGCCCTAGGTGAGTGCTTCTGCATTGTGAGGACCTGACGACCAAGCGATCGGGTCAGATTTTCTGGAATGAATTTCATGATTCTCCTTAGAGCTTTCCTTTGCTTTTTAAACGAAGATAAATTGCGGTAACTTGCTTATCAGACATCTTGTCTACTTTTTCCGACCACTGCTTAGGGAATTGGCCAGCTTTATTTTTAACAACCTCTCTCATCTCGTTTATGGGGGGCATTGGAATCTCCTTTGTCAGACTTCGATTTCCTCAATTGGCGGAAGAATGAGAAGATATCCTTCCCTAACTTGGCGAATATCGCTATAAGCGACACTCTTCCATCCCCATCGATTGTCGACGAATGTGGATGGTTCACCAAGAAGTTCATTCAGATCGGCTACGCTTGCAGAGTTGTATTTCTGAACGATTGTAGATAGACCTTCGAGAACTGCTTCAGCATCTTGACGAGAACTAAGAATGATGTCGATTGTGCTATGCCCACGACTACTAGTACGATGTGGCGGTTGATTTGGCAACATAGCGCTTCTCTCTCGTGAAGAATATCCACGATCAATTGGCGTATTGTATTGAACTCGAGTTCGTCCGTAGTCCATCATACCAGGACGGCGACGTGGACCACTATCTCCATAGATAAGGCGTTCCATACCGGTTGCTGCGGCATCAACAATAAGCTTCTTCCAAGCAGGAATCAAGACGTCCTCAAGCACATAACGAGCTGCGCTCTTAGACTCTCCTCCAATAAAGAGCTCCTTGAACCGCTTACCGATACCCTTGTTCTTCTTAATAACTCTACCTTGAACGACTTTGTCGATCTGCTTTTCTTGAACTGATTCTTGCGATTCTTTTGATCCTAGAGGATTATGACTATTGCTTGGAAAGTCCATTAATTACCACCAATGACTCGGCCCTCGTTAGGCGGCGGGGGCGGGGGCATACTACCTGGAACCTGGGTTTGTGCTGCTTGCATTGCAAGAAAAGCCGGGTCACGAGGATCAAGCTCAATTGCCGGAATTTTTCCCTGCTTTTCCATTTCCTCCATAAGTCGTGCCGGAAGAATACCTTTAACAAACGTGGCTGCTGCGTCTGCGTTGCTCAAGAACTCCAAAAGAAGCTCATCAAATGCTCCAGACCGAATAAATCGATTTGAAATATCCTCTGATTTGATGAAATCTTCACCATCCACAGATCGTTCACCAACAGCTGCCTTAACAATATCCTTGAATTCATTCAGAATGATTCCGCCATCCTGAGTTCCCATGATTGTCTGCAGCTTCTTCTGCAAACCACCATCGTTTTGAACATCCATTTCAACCAACTCAGCGGCAGAAAGATTGAAATAGAAGTCCTTGGTGACTTCCTTGTTGTCAAAATTGGTATATGTGATGCTTTTCTTAAACACAGCGTTATTCCTTTGTTATTTTTTATTCAAAAATGCAAAACCTAAATCCCGTGTATGGGACTTAGGTCTTCTGAGTTACGACTCCTTCTCAGGATCGATGGTCTCGGAGATGGTCTTCGCCGTGATCTTCAGCTTCATCTTGTTGACGGCCCAGGTGGCTGCCTGCGTCACGACCACCATCACCACTGCGGTGGCGGCAGCCTTGAGTGCGGCTTCCTTCAGGACCTCAACAGAGGAAGGCTGATCGACAACGACGGTTTCCGTGTTCTCTGACATTATTTTTCCTTTCGAGTTGGGTTCTCATTATGATACATGTTTTTTCTGCGATTACTCATCAAATATGTGCGAGCATTCCTTAAAATACTCATAGATGGGCTTGTTGACCTTACGCTTTCAGAATGGAATAATATAGTTGTAGTCAAATGTAATACATGGTCGGCCGTCCGGAGTCAGCGCAGTCGAGAATCGCAATTCCAATTGTCGGTCAACATTCCATCCCGTCACACTAGAGAACGACGTTGGTTCTAGTCCAACCAAATAATAGAAATCGTTAAGGTTTGCCTCGTTTTGACTGATCAATTGATGATTGATCTTGTTCTCTGCCTTTCGCAGAGTCTCCATATCACAATTGAAATATCTTCCAGTATGCGTTTCTTGACACAGAACATTACCTGTGCCCATCACAATAACATCCTTAGGCGGATTGTTATTTACTCGATCTTGAGCAATCTCATCTCGAATAGCTTGTTCTTTCTTTTCGCCGAGTTGCTCTACCACTTTCTCCTTGTATTCTGTAAACGAGCGCTCGGCAACAGTAAGTAATGAATATGCGGCTGCAGCACGTTTGTGCCCAATACGAGTAGCACTTACAACACAACCAATTGTAATTGCCCCCGAAATACCTGCCGGAATATACTTCTTCCAACAAGCTTTGATTTTTTCTTTCTTAGGCAGCTCTTGAAACTGATAATTCCAACCACCAATTTCATATCCGGCTTTAGCAGCTAAATATGCGGTACTAATAGTACCACTTACACCAATCCCAGCCAGAATCGCCGGTGAATTACTTTGTACTGTTCTTTCTACTCGTTTAAGAATACTATTCAGACTCATTGTACTCCTCAACTAGGTGTAGGCCTGGATCGTAATCCTCTATTAGCATTTCTTTCCATTCCCCTTTAGGATATAACTTCTTCAGGACAAGCTCGAGAGCTGCCCAAACTACGATCCCAACAAGGAAGATTACAAACACCACAAATATAAGAAGACCAAACACTAGATCCCCTATATATGCGAGCTTATCTAATACATCCCCCATCTGTTGTTTCTCCTTGTTTCACGTACGAATACACGTATAAGCCAGAATCCTCCTGTCAAACACGTAAGGACAACATCGGATGCAAAATGAAGCAATCCGTAACGATTGCATCTACACATCATTATTGATTCTCTCTGTACTCTTTCAACAGAACTTGATTTACGTTGAAGATTACTGTCTCTGAAACTTTCTTCTCTTGTCTAAACAACAGAAGACCTCCAATTGCGCCAACGATCGCACCCACGCAAACTCTACGCATAAGTGGCATTGGCTCTGCCATTCGACTAAATTGAAGCGGTTCTGAATTTTTGTCCATTATAGCTCCTTTTCGTGTGCAAAAATGAAATGAGAAGTATAGGTTCATATGCCAACGAAACATATGATTTAGCAGTTTAGCTCCTGCACCAGATAGGTGGGTCTTTCACCCACGCATTCGTGTCTTATCTCTTCTCACTACATGCCATGTTTTTTCTGCGAGACAAAAACCATAATCCGTGAATGGACTATGGCTTTGGGACTCAACGACTACGAGTTCTGTAGTTCACTTGCTTGGCGTAAGCACGACGTCCTTGCGCAGCGGAGAGTGCGTCGATGAGCTTGGCAACAGCAACTGTTGCGGCGGCACCGACGGCAATCACCTCGAGCGGGTTTTCGTCAAACTTCTTCTTCAGCTTGATAAACATTTTTCTCCTTAGAATTGTAGGTCTCATAATATACGGTGTTTTTTATGCGAGGCAAAAACCTAAAGCGGTGTGGCTCTAGGTTCTTTAACTCACTTGTAGTAGTTCTCAACGATGTTCATGAATTGAAGATCTATAATTTCATCCTCAAATGTACGCTTCTGAATCGTTGGGAACAGCTTCATGACATCATTAAGCTTCTGCGTCGTCAACAATACCTTTTTGTGGTAGACTCGACGACGCTTTGCGTTCTTGATCATTGTTGCTCCAACAAATCCTGCAACTGCACAAACGAGAAGTGTGTAGGCCTTCTCTTCTTCGGTCATTATTACTCCTTATGTGAGTTTCTCATTATAAAAGATGTAATAACTGCGAGGCAAAAATGAAATGAGAAGTAGGGCTATTGGGCGCCCTTTGACAACTAGTACACCATACTAGTACCTTCTCATTACTAGACATGTTTTTTCTGCGAGGCAAAAACTCAGAATCCGTGTGTGGACTCTGAGTCTGTAGATCACTACTTGGTTGCTTGGGCAACGATCACTTGTCGAATCGTATCGACGATCACGTAGGTGATGATAGCTTGACCAACCTTCCTGACAGCCTTGTCGAAGTGGTGGCTCACAATTGTGGCTGCATCTTCGAGTCGGATGTCGGCGGGTAGATCTTCGTATTTCGTCTCCTTCTTCGTCTTCACGATCCGCATTTGAATGCTTCGGTTGAACATTATTACTCCTTTAGTGTGGATCTCATAATATAGCATGTTTTTTTAGCGAAAAAGGTTTTGCGAAAGATACCCCCGGGAATTTTTTAGGGTAAAAATGCCAAAAACGTGTTATTGGCCTCTAATTTGCGTTTTAAGACGTTTACCCCCATTTCTGGGCCAATTACCCATTTACTCCCATTTTGACCGCTTAGAACGAAACTGAGAGGGTAGTTTTTTCTTAACAAAGGCAAAAATTTATTAATACGTGTTTTTTAGGCGAAAACGTATAGGATCTGCACAATCTTTTACGATCATACAAATCCTATACGTTTATCACCCTCTTTACAGACGATGATGTCGGCTATCTCAGTTTTGGGACGAACCCCAAGCCCTTCGATGTCATGACGTGCTTCTGCTCATAAGCCACGATGATGAGGATCCCCAAGAGATTTCCTGCGATCAACGCAAGTGTGTTCGAGTCAAGACTCTTCTTGCTTCTCGTACGAAGAGTTCTTACTCGCTCCAAATGCGCCAAATCGACAGCAAACTTCTGTGAGGACACCTCAACCTCTAGCATTTGATTCAGAAGATGGTCACTGACTTCGTCAAGCTTGGAATCCAATTCCTTTGACTTCTTTCCGATCATCAACTATCCTTTCGGTAGGTTCTCACTATAGTGAACGTTTTTTCAGCGAGTTACTAATTCTTTGGTACTTTGAACGTCAAGGAGTCTTTGGTCTCAAGTGCGTCCATAGGCTCCATATCATTGAGTTCGAGTGAGAAAAGCTTAGTACCGTCGGGTTTATGAGTTACTACCACCTCGCCATCAAACCTTGCATCGCTATTGTTATAGTTTCGAGACGAAATTCCAACAACGGCGCCAAGGAAGGTGTCTAAGGCAGCAATCGTACCAATTACCTGTTCTACGTTTGGGAACCCCCACAAAGACCCTAAGGTGAAATAGAGGGTTGATAAAGCGGGAAGAAGAACTAATGCAACAAACTTAAGTTTGTTATAGATCTTCGAATCGATGACAAAACCGTCCTCTGACGGATTTGCAGTGTTGTTGTCGTTAGTCATGTGTTTCCTTTTCCTATTGCGGGAGATTCACTACCGAAACCTTCGAAGAAAATACCCCACCACGATGGTTCTCTTGGGCAATCGTTTTCTAATGTCAATTCTCCAGGTGTGGCTGCACGTAATTCAGAAATTAATTCCTCTGTATTCGGAAGAGTTTCAATAGCACCAATAAGGACGTTATTGAATTTATTAGTTTCTTGTGCTCTTTCAACACGGGCAGCACAAGTGTCATATTCTCTTAAACGCTGTTGATATGTATTCCATTTAATTGGAATGTAACACGAAACGATGAGGCCGCCTACTATTAAAATAGTCGGTCCAGCCCCGATCGTCCGATTCCAATTCCTCACTGCTAGACCTACGAACAGACCGCCCAGAACGAAAAGAATCATCAGAGTTAGCACGTGTACCTCCTTTCTTTTGAATAGCAGCTTGTAATGAACCGGCAGTTAACAAACCAACAAAACCAGCAATAATATCAGTCGTTATCGGTCTACTAGTTACAACTAAATATGTAAAAGCAATAATGATAACAGCCGGATATAAAGCTAGCGTCCATGCTTGCGTTTTTTCTGGTGTAAATCTTGGCTTGCGCCTGGTCATTTCCCCTCCTAAATAACGCTAAGAGAGGGAAACCCCCTTGCGCCATCTTTGTCCACGGTAAGAATGTGCTCGGTTACTCTAAAGACAGCACTACTGTCAAATTCTCCACGAGCGGTAATCAAATCACCAACATCATAGTGAATTTTGAATTTAGGCTTAGCCTTCTCAGTCACCTTCGCCGAGATGAGCGAAATTTCTTGATGTTCATCCAGATTCGTTTGTGCTCTACCAGCAACCACATCAGTCGTCGTTCCAGGGGAGTAATCTCCCTCGAGGTCGTCAGCCTCGACATACATGATCCTACGATTCCAACCAAAAACATCAGAACCAAGAGCTCTATGCCTATGAAGACGTGAATCAATGTGAGTAGACACTTGGGCGTAGTTCTTGAGGTTTCTAATGGACCATAAATATTCTGCATCCTCAAGGTCTCCATTCTGTGTTGAGAAAACAACACTATTAGTTTTGTCAAGACCATCATGAATGACAAAGTTTAATGTTGTTTGTGCTCCATTTGGACGAACAGTTTTAATACCAGCATTAGAAACTCTTAGTAACTCAAGAACTCTTGAATATACGTCTCCTCTTTGAATAACTTGTTCGAGGGGGGAATCTAACACTCGGATACTACTCGTTATAATTAAATTAGAGATTTCGTCGTCAGAATCAGCATACCCGTTTTGTAATGCCCATCTAAGGAGATCTTGTGCAATTGTCTCTGCTGGCATTGCTGCTATCGTTTCAACATATTGCTCTTCCGTAACAGAGTCATATAAAGGTAAATTAGTCCATCTTGTAACTCGGTTTTCAGCAAAGGATTCAACACTGCGTCCGGAAACTTCTGTGATGATTTTCTTATCTTTATCTCTGGAAATATGATGCGTTTCAACCATCATGACTTCTTTTGTGTCTGTGTGAGACACAAGAGTTCCTTTAGGAAATGTATTAATGATTGACGTGTCATCTACAGTTTTGATAAGAAAATCACCCGCTTCTAGAAATCGCTCGGTCCAAATAATCGTATCTTCTTTTTTTCTCTTAAACGTGGTACTTGGATAGTATGTTGGGGTGAGTTTAAATATATCCATTAAACACCCCAATACCTAGGAATATAGGTAGCTTTGCTGATAGTGGCTTGAAATTCGCTAAATGTCCAGTCAAACGTATTGACTCCAGGATATAGCTTTGGCCAAACTGCTCCTGAATTAACAAACCCGGCAAGATCGTAATAAGTTTCACCTCGCTTTAAGGTAGCTCTACGATCCTCAGGTCTGGTAGATAAGACAAACATGTCGTCTTCTTGGAATTCGTACGTAATGGTGAAGACATTTGAAACTTCTCCCGAACCCGAATGCCAAGCTTTAGCATGATTCGAAATTGTAAAATCACTGAATTCTGTTCCAATGAGAAAGGTCATCTCAAAACCAGTTGGGGCTGTCCCTGGCGTGTAATTAATAATTGGATGTTCAGAATTTAAGAAACCATCAACAGGAATATCAATAGCTTCTGGCCCATACAAATATCCATCTTCACACTCAATTGTTAATTGAACTTCTGGCTCTTTTGAGAAATGGAGGGTTTCGAAATTACGAATAAAGCCCTTGGTCTGTGCAATTGTGATTGATTCATCCATAAAAGACACAACGACAGCTTTGGATTGAAACTTGTATAGTTCATCCCTCAAGTAGCTAACCGAAAGCCCTCGACTTGAAGTAAGACCGATCCGAAGAACAATCTCACGATCTTGAATTTCTGCATCTTTGATCGGAACCCCGTTGGAATCGAACCCCACGACAACAGCCGTAATTTCTGTGGGCCCAAGACCAACGGAGTTCTTGATCAAATATCCGTTCTGACCTGCAAGAGGATTCAACTGTAAATCTACTGGATCGAGAGGCCAAGAGGCGTTTCCTAATGTCATAGGAGTTTCTTCTTGTAAGCGAATTTTTGTAATAATCATACTGCTGCCAATTCTCCTCTCGCCACAGCAACCTGGTTTTGCGTCCTTCTATAAATATCTGCAGTAGACAATGATTCAGGAGAATAATTATTTTGAATATAGGTAACTTCTCTCGTTGCCTGAGTATCTGTGGTAGCCGCTTCCTGTGCTGATGTGTTAACATCGTTCGACAGAATTGTTGCTAATTGATAAGAAGGACCAGCTGGTCGCAAGACGGCATATGTCGTGTTTTCAATGATAGAACCAAGTCTTCTTGCCCCAGCCTCTACATTAGCAAGGTCAATAACCGGCGTAATGGTTGGTGTTAGTTCTTGAAGTTGTGGAATCGAATCATTAATCGTCGTGAGCATATAGTTCATATTTTGTCTAAGAGTTTTGAACTGAGTTGCATCAGGAACAACACCATCAACCATTGCATTACCAAGTCTATTAGCAACATCAATAATATCTGATTCCATAGCGGCCATACCATTAACAAGACCTTCGCCTACATATACGCCAATTTCATACATAACTGTTGACGGTGAATGAACACCAAGAACGTCTGCAATTTTACTTTTAATGCTACTACCAATACCACCAAAGAATCCAAGAACTTTATCCTTCATAGAAACTAAACCATTATATAAACCCTCCATGATCCATACACCGATATCATAAAGGAGACGAAGCGCTTCTTCTTTTGATGGAAGAAAATCGAGGATCGCCGCTGGAATTCCTAAAACGAAATCTTTAAACTCTTCCCATTTATTTTCAAAACCATTTTTTAGACCAATAATAAAATCTTTACCTTTTTGTAAGAGTCTCTTAGTAACATCACCAATTTTCTTAACTACGTTTCCAGGAAGTTCAGCAAACCATTGATAAACATCTACTGCCTTTTCTTTAATACCATTCCATAAACCATCCAACAACTCAACACCCTTAGGTACCAAGAAGGATGCAATATCAGCAAGTTTCTCAATGACACCTTCAATAACAGCAATAATTAGATTATAAACAGAGTCAATGATGTCAGGAACTCTTAATGCTAAAGCATCTAAGAAATTAGTAATGATATCAACAACAACGTTTGTAATCTCAGCAATATTATCACGAATCCCTTGTAAGAAAGCAAGAAGGACAGCCAAGCCAGTAGCAACGAAATCTGGTGCAGCTTCACGAATAACTCGAAGTCCTTCGTGAATGAATGTCAGGAACGTGTCTGCAAATTTTGGAATATTATCAATAACCAATTGAAGAAGAGATCCAACGATCTTGCTCAAACCAGCAATTAATTCTGGGCCTGCGTCGATGAGAATCTTAGCGACCTCAACAAGGCCTTCTGCGAACGATTTAGCAATTTCTGGAAGTCTCTTAACTAATTCGTCAATTGCATAAAGAACAACGTCAATACCAGCTTTACCTGCGGATGCAATAGTTTCGAATGCTTTAGCAATTAGTGAAGCACCAAGCCCAAATAATGCAGCTCCCGCCCCAATAGCAAGCATGGCCGCTCCAAGACCAATCATAGATACAACTAATGGCGCAAGGACATATGAAACGCCACCAAGAACAAGAAGCGTTCCAGCAAGAGCAGCTAAACCCTTAATAAGTTCTTTCCAACTAAGCTTAGCAAACTCCTTCAATGCCTTGGCCAATAGCATAAGAGAGACAGAAATAAGACTAATCGCAACCGCTCCAGGTAGACCCTCAGCAGCCATAGCCTTCCCAGCAACAGCAAATATGATTAGGGCCCCAGCAATAGTCACAAGCCCCTTAGCAATATCTTCCCAGGACATAGTTGCAATAACCTTCATAGCGGTAGCCAGAAGATTAAGACCAAAGGTGATGGCTAGAATCCCGGCTCCAGTAGAGAGCATGTTCTTACCAGTACCCATTAGTCTCATTGCCGCAACAATCAAGCCCAATCCGACAGCAACACCAATAAGACCTTTACCAATTTCTTCCCAGGACATAGTTGCAATTAGCTTCATAGCTGTTGCAAGAAGATTAAGCGCAACAGAAATAAGAAGAATCCCGGCGCCAGCCTTTACCATTCCTGAACTATTAGCTGAAAGCGGTTTTACAGCCAACGTCAAAGCACCAAGAAGGGCTACAACACCGACCAAACCCTTAATCATTTCTTCCCAAGACATAGTAGACATTAATTTAACTGCGGCAACTAGAATATTCAGAGAAATTGCAATAGCTAGAATTCCTGCTCCGGCTCTAACCATTCCTGAACTATTAGCAGAAAGAGGGGCAACCACACCAGCAATTGCGCCAAGGAGAACAAGAACCCCACCAAGTCCCTTTGCTAATTCTTCTAAAGACATAGTAGATAGAATCTTTACCGCAACAGACAGAATAAGAAGAGCACTAGCAAGTGCAATCATTGCACCAGATGTAACCGCCAAACTACTTGCTGTTTTAGGACCACTAACTACCTTTGTAAGAATAGCCATTGCGCTTGCCAACTCAGCAAACCCAATACCAATAGCAGTAAGAGCCGCAGCCAAAGCCACTGGGTCAATAGTTGAAAGAACCACCATAGAAGCGGCAAGAATACCTAAAGCGATAGCAATTTTTTGAAGTGCTTCTGCTTTAAGTTTTGTTTGCATGGCTTCAAGTGTTCCTGTAACGGCTTCCAAACTCTTATTAATTTCTTTTAAGTCAAGTCCTTTGAAGAAATTTCCAATCTCAGAAAGGGCGCCGCCAGTGAAATCGAATTTAAGTCCATCTTTAGAAATATTTGAAAATCCACCAGCAAAGATTCCAGCGATTCCTGTTTGAATATAATCGAGAATTAATTCCCAATCAGCATTCTTCAATGCATCAAGAATACTTGGCCCAAGATTAGTAAATCCATCAATAAGTCCAGAAATAGCCCCGGAGATAAAATCCCCAACTCGTTTGAAAGCATCCCAGAATCTACCTAAAACGTTTCCAGCGGTTTCAAGTGCTCTACCAAAAAATCCTAAAACATTGCCAAGTCTTCCGAAACCGCCCTCCATAGAGTTGGTTACTTTAGGATCGAAGTTGTCGGTAATCTTTTTAAAGAATCCAGAAATTCCATCAAGAATATCAGGATCCACTTTATCAATTAGTCCGCCGACAGCATCCTTGAGTCTATCAAACGCTTCGACAATACCATCAACGCTACCAAAATCAATACCACTAAAGAACTCTGTTACTTTATCTTTAAGTTCTTGAAGTGCTTCTTTTGGATTCTTGATTGCTTCTACTAATCCATCGAAGAATTGTTCAATTCCTCCACCAGCAACCAGAGCCCCGTTGAAGAAAGCAATCTTAGATGCTAAATCGGCAAAGAAATCTAAAATTCCACTCCCATTTTGACTGGTGAAAGCAGAAAACAATTCGCCAACAACTTTGGCGCCCTCTTTGATGATGGTCCAACCAATTTCGAGAGCAGCAAATACACCACTGAAAATCGTTCGAATCTTATCTGCGGTTTCTCCGCTAATTCGAAGTCTACGAGCAAAGTTCTGAAAATCCATTGTAAGATTAAACAGATCCTGTGCCGTTTTCTTTGGGAAGATGTTTCTAAACGCTTCAGAGATTGGTTTAATGACTCTACTAATTGCTTCGAAAGCAATTTGCAAACCACGAATTAACTCAGTACGACCACCAAGGTCTGACCATCCTTGAAGGAGTTCGTTTCTAGCATCTGATTGATTACCTACAAACGTACCAATTGCATCGCTGAGCCCGGTGAATAGAGTCTTTGCCTCTTCGAAATCACCGAAGACAATTCGGAATGACTGTGACCATCCGGATCCGACACTCTCCCGTACAGTGTCAATAAGTTGAGTGAGTGTCTTAACCTCAGTGGCAGCCGCCTTACCCGTTTTACCTAGTTCTTGGATTTCTTTAATTTGATCCTCAGTGTACCCCATGGCCTGGAGTTGAGCATCAGTTAAATCTCCAGTAAACCCTTGCAACGTGTTTGTGAGAACTTCAGCAGTAATCCAGCCATCTTCAAGCGAAGCACGGAATGAATTGCCAGCATCTTTCCATTCATCAAATGTTTGGTCAAGAGGAACATCCTTAATAGTTCCAAGAGCCTTACCGGTTTCAAACAAGGCACGCTGGAACACTTCACCACCCATACCAGCGTTAACAACAGAGTTCCAGTCCATCAATTTCACAGTACCACTGGCAAGCGCCTGTGACAACTGATACATTGCTGTAGATGCTTGTTGCGAGTTTGAACCGGAAATTGCAGCAAGGTTTGCAATACCCTTAATCGCTGTTACTGATGTATCAAGATCAACGCCAGCGGCAGTAAACGTGCCGATATTTCTTGCCATCTCACTGAAGTTATAGATGGTTTGATCGGCATAAGTATTTAATTGATCAAGAGCAGCTGATACTTGCTCAAGATTAGTTCCATCGGCCTTTGTATTCGATAGAATTGTTTGAATTGAATTCATGTTGGTTTCATATTCACGGAAACCACTAATAACTTGGTCAAGCGATAACGACTTACCTAGTTGAATTCCAGCATCTACAACCCTATTAGTAATGTTCTGTAAAACCGTGAATGCAACCGCACCCATGGCTGAGAACTTACCAGAAATACCTTCAATAGCGCTTGTGAGCCCAGCAAAATTGAGATTATTTCCAGCTTTCTGAAGATCACCAAAACTCTTACTCGCATTGGCGAAATCCAGCTTCTTTTTCAAATTATCCAAGCTGCCCATTGTGGTAGCAAGTTTTTGTTCAAACTGTTTGTTATCGAATTGCATTTCTACAATGCGATCATCCACACTAGGCATTTCTCACCTGCTCCCATACATCGTTAGCTATTTTGTCAAATAATGGTTTGATCACAGGATTTATAAAATCTCGGCCTTGAACAAAACCACCAGTTCCAGTTCCATGTCCATATTGAATTAGAATAACAATTGGTATACCATCGTTTACGTTTGTATTATACCAAGTAATAGAGTGTTGCCCACGTTTGTGTTCTACTTTATACTGCCAAGAATTAGCTGTAACTCCACTTTCAACCGGAGTTGCTGAAGCTAAGGCGGCCACACCCATTGCGCCATACCTATCGAGAACTCGAAAAATCTCATTTTGTTGCATCTTTTTTAAGAAGCGGTCAAGGTTTTTTGTAGATCCACGAGTTCTAATAGTAAACATTCAAACTCCTTATGCTGGCCCAACATCATAAATTTGAACACGAGCTTCTAAGTGAAATGATCCGTCGCCAAACGTTCTTTGAATGTTACAAACTAAAGAATGATCACCACTAGTTGTTGTGAATGGAATTGTATTTTGAAATGGAGGTAAGAACGCACCCGGGTCACCAACACTTACATTTAAGCCGGTTGGCTCCATATTAACATCGTCAAGCCTTAATTTAATTAAGAACACATCTTGAGTATCACTTCCATAACAGTTTCTTGCACTAAGAACGATTTCATATTTTCTATTAACTTCTAAAGAAACAGTTCCATTATACGCTTCAACAACCGTTGATACACCAGCGGTTGAAACATTAAACAAACCACTGTCAAACACAAACCCCTTTGCAAAAGGAGCAATTGCTGATGCGATCGCAGAAGTCATTTCATCCGTTGTAACCTTATCAGCAAGCCCGGCAATATAGTCCTCTTCTGAAACACCAGGATCACCAGTTGGACCACGGACACTTCCAGCATCAATTTCCCCGCCATCTCTACGAAGAAGAATTAAATTATCGCCAACCACATTACCATCAACAATAGTAGAGTCATTGATCTCATCCATTTTTGATTTGAGATATCCAGTTACTGTAGCCATTTTTCTCCTTAATGTGTGAGATCGCTAATAAGATATGTGTATCCATCAATACCAATAACCGCATTACCATTAATGATTTCGAACGATTCATCTTCTTCAAACGTTCGAATATAATCATCTGGACCTTCCGCTGTCCAAGTACCATCACCATTATCTGTAATACGAATAATCACCCAATTGCTCGAGAAATTGATAATCGTAGACAATGGTGGAAGTTTGGCGTCTTTTGTTTCGTCTCCGTATAAAGTGTTTTCAATATCTTTAATAAATATTGGATCCATATCTCTTGTATCGAAAAACACATGCGCAGTTGCTCTATAACCAGGAATAACATCTGGAATTGCAGAAATATTCCATTCAAAGGGAATAGCATCTGCCCCCTGCGTTGTTTGATAATTTTTTGGAGAAGGAGTTGCTGTTACATTATATAAAAGATGAATCTTATATCCTAAGTTAAGAGAATCAATATCGTCGCCAATTTTTGTTCTATAAGATAGCCCAAATCGAGTTGGTTCTTGGTTTGCTACAAATAAACCATTACCAGCATCAATGATTCCTTCTAACTCAAGAAATTCATCAGGATATGTAAATGCTCTAAGTGTGCCAGAAAAATCACCAGGAGACATAGAATTAGCAATTTTTACTCCATCAAAATAAATTGGAGTAATTTCATTACCAGACACAGATTCAGTTATAGAAATAAGACCGTTCCATACAACCGCCCCATGACTTGGTGTATATAAAACCCCACGGTCAACCCCGGCTTCATAAACACGTTCTCCTGGTTGATCCCATGTTAAAGCCGTCATTTACTCCCCTATCCTCTAGTTCCAAGTTTTTCTCGACGAGCATTATTAATCGCTGTTCTTTCTTCAGCCATTTCTTTAAGACTTCTTTTCTTTGGTTTTTGATTCTTAATATTACAAACACGAATTAAGGCAAAAAGTCTATTTAAATGCCAGTTTTCACATTCAAAAGGAATGTTAAAGGCCACCATCCAATAATAGATAAGTTCTGAAGTTATAATTTCTGAAGGACCTTTATGCTCTGGAAGTTTTCCAAAAGTTGTTGCTGATTGTTTTGAATCAACGTATTTATAAATTTCTTCAAAGTCTGAATCTTTAAGTCTAGAAACATCATTAGGATCATAATTAGGCGTTATAATCATCGCTTCAATATAATCAAGCCATTCGGTATCTGTTTTTTCCGTTATAACAAGAAACGGTTTTTGATGTTTTGACTCCCATTTTGACAGAGAAGCTAGAGAATGCTCAAGTTCAAGTTTTGTATCGGGATAAGTAATGAATTTTCCATTGCGTTCATCCCAAAATTCTTCTTGTTTAATAAATAATTTAAGCATTCTCTAGCTTCCAATCTATCACGTAACGTTAACGATGAACACTTCCTGTTGACCAGCAGGAACAAAGTATCCAGAAGCAGCGGTAATAGTAACTCGCTTAATACCATCAGCAAGAGTAAGAGCCTCTGCAGCAGCTTCATTAACGTTAGTACCACCAACAACAGGAACATAGTTGTCCCCATCCCAATGTTCAATTGTGAACAGTGCGTTTGCGGTAGTACCAGTAATGTCAATCGAATCAACATCACCAGCAACAACGATGTCGGTTGCCAAAGCCGTCCCAGCCAGGAGCGAAATGACTTCATCCGGAAGAGGAAGGCGAGGGTCTGAACCAACACTACCATAAAGAATTTCCTCTAAAGCAGCAAGCGCCGCTGAGTCAACCTCGGTGGATGTAATGGTGATGATAGACGTCGGTTTATACCCAGTGACTGGAACCGGAGTCGTGCTGACTTCCCAACTGAAAGTGATAGCATCGGGGCTATCATTAACGGTTCCATAGGCCTTCTCTGACGGAGCAGCAATTGCGCCATAAACAAGGTGAAGTTTATAACCAGCGTCATTACCCTCAGTATCATTACCAAGAATCGACCGGTATGAGAAGCCAAACGGTCGGCGGTTTTGCTGACCAATCTGAACACCAGGTGTTGGCGAAATAGTACCGTCAAAAGTACCAAATTCAGGCGGATAGGTATATGCCTCAATCGTTGCTGCAAACTCCTCTGCAGAAATAAGGTTGAGGTACTTGATGTTATCGGCATAAAGCGGAGTTGCCTCCGCCCCAGAAGGTGATTCAGTAACGTTAACAAGACCATTCCAGGCCACACCGTTATCATAAACACCATCGGTTGGAATATAAAGGACACCATGATCAGCACCAGTTTCATAGAAACGCTCGCCGACCTGGTCCCACTGAAGGGCAGTCATTCGTTTTTCTCCTTAGAAGAACAGTTTGTACACATCGTGGTTGAGATTTTCAGCCGTATAGAACCTATCAAATACACACATAGGAAGTGCTACTAATTGATCTTTTACTTCATCATCTTCAGGATCATTACTAATATACATTACCTGATATCGTTTGAAGTGGTTATATGGCTTATCGTCGGCAAATCGAGTAACCGCAGAATCCCTTTGATAGATAATGCATGGATACTCCATTTTGTTCGACGGAGGAGCCTGAAAATATACGTTTTTAGACCCTAAAATTGATTCTAGTAAAGCTTGAAGCTCAAGCCTTGAGGCCATTGTAAACACCTCCAAGCGTTAAGATGAGACGAGGGGCCCGAACTTCGACTGATGTCACAGTCCAGTAACCCCCCGCCCATCTAACATAACGAATATCAAGGATGTGTTGAACAGCGAATTCATTTGCGACAATGCTAATAGAATTTGTAGTTGAAATATCACTATTAACGCCTTCACCCTGTTCAAGCGTTCGTGCTTTTCTAATTATATCTCCATAATAAGCAAATTCAATAACGCTGTCTTTATGAATCCCAGACCCCGGAGGATTTTCTACGGATTGAGCATAACCAATTTCACCGTAAAATTTTGCCATTGAGGTCTGCCTTTCGGTCTATTAGGCTTCGTCAGCCGTGAACGTCCACTCGTCACCATCGCTCGAGGCGAAGTAGTAACCAGAGGCCGGAGTGGCCGTGATCGTCCAAGAGGTTCCAGGATCAACCGTGTACGGAGAACCAGCCGCATTGACGGTGGTGCTACCATGCTTATACACGACGCCAGTGACCGTCGGAATGGTCAACTCGCCCTCTTCGGCGTCAAACGTCGGCTTCACAGGAGTAGCAAGAACATCCGTGCTAGCAACCGCCTTAACCACCATAGCAGACTTCAAACGAGCAAGAGCACCCGAGACACGAGTCTCAATCAGATACTTCTGCTTGTTGTAGTCAATGTCAAAGTCCTCAAACATGGTGGTCTGACCGCCACGATCCGAACCAAGAACATAGTCAATGGGGTTGACAAGAACACCAATGATGTCTTCCTCATCCTCCATAACCTCGACCGGAACGATCTTGGCAACACGAAGCTCCATCGCAAGTTCCTCGAGCGTACGATACAAGCGACGACCATTACCATCCCGCATGAGAAGGAATTGACCGATCCAAACTTCGGTGGTGTAGAAGTTTGGCGTGCCACTACCCTTCAGCTTCGACCGATTCAAGATGATTGCATCAATAACTTCCTGCATAGAGGAGTTAGCATCACCGACATTAACGTTAACAACGGTCGTATAAAGCTCGTGGTCCTTTGCGATCGGGCGAATTGATTGCTCATCGATCTTATCTTCACTTGCGATGTCACGTCCATCACCGAAGAGAATCGCACGAGCGAGCTCTTCCTCGAGCATGAACCGCATCTCACCCTTCATCCACGCAACAACGTCGAAATCGGTGATGTCAAGAACATCATCACGATCAAGCGCCTGCTTCTTGTAGACGGTAGTGGGGTTAGTAATACGACGAGCAACACTGAAGAACTCTTCCTTCTTCAGACGACCCTTGATATAACCCTTAGCCCGAGCATCGGCTTCCGTGATATCTGCATACATCGTCTTGATGCGAGAGAACGGGCTCTTCCGAAGCGAGCCAATGAAATCCCCAACCCACTCAGTACGACGCTTGTTCCACTCAGGAACATCACCGACCATCTTAGGATCCGGGAACAACTGATCAATATCAGTAATGTTGTGTGCGAGTGCATAGGCCTCAACGGCCTTTCGCATCGAACCAACCGATTTACCCTCTTCAATAATCGCCGTCATCTCAGAATGACTGAGGACGTTTGGGGTATTGGGGTTTTCGCCCTGCTCGAAAACGTTTCTGCGGGTACCCATGGTGTTTTTGCCTTCCTTGTTTGGATCATTGGTGTTACTATGTTCTGCGGTATTATTGGTTGGATTTGGTTCATCAAAATTGAGTGCCTGGTCAACCATATAATGAAGCACGTTCTTCTGAATATCAGTCATTGATTCATAAACTTCTTGAACGGTTTCATCATCAATGTTATCTGCATGAGAAACTGGATCCTCATTACCATTATTCTGTGGATCCTCATTACCATTATTCTGTGGATCCTCATTACCATTATTCTGTGGATCCTCATTACCATTATCTTCTGGTTCTTCGTTTGAATCAGGAGTCTCAAGCTCAAGACCAGTATGAATAATCGCTTCGTCATCAAGCGTATCATAGAAATCGCCATGACGAATGGTTACATTCTCAATAAGAGCACCGGGATTTGCTCCAGCGAGAACTAGACTAACTTCACGGATTGAACCATGAAAAACCCGCTTTGCCTTCTCAACGAGCTTATTAGCCCAAATAGAGAGGGCATTAATGTCGCCATGTTCAAGCAACATCTTTGCATGCTTTGCTTTTGGTGTTTCGTTAAAGAAACCATAAGTATAAACATCGCCGTCTCGATTTTCGAGAATACAATGCCCAAGCACGTTTTCTGGATTATCATGCCCATGCTGCCAAACAAGAGGAACTCTTACTTTATCCTGATGCTTAAAGGCGTCAGGCATAATCGTTCGGCCGTCAGAACATTCAATTCCAGATCTAGTAGCGTAGCCGCTGAAATCTGCTTTCATTTTGACTATTTCCTTTCGATTTTATCGAACGTTGGTTTTGATGGCTTCATATTCAGCATCAAGCTCCGATTCAAACTTTGCCTTGATCTCATCTCTGGCAGTTTCATATGTCGTTCTGGCTTTTTCTAAGCTATCTTTCAACTGAGTTTTTACTGCTTCTCTTTCTTTATTACTAGAATTGCGCTCAGAAGTTTTTACTTCTTTAGTCGCTTCTGTAAGATCTTGTCTATTAGACGATCCTTCAGCTCTAATTTTTTCAATAGCAGCTTGACGTTCAGCAGAAAGTCTAGCTCTAACAGACTTACTAACTCCCTTTGGGATCGGCGGCAGTCTATCAATCTTCGCTTTAACTTCTTCAGAAATATTTTCTCTCTCTTTGGATGAATTCTCAGAAATTTTTTCTAAAATCTGACGAAGTTTTTCGCTAATTTCTTCTCTACGCCTTTGACCAAGTTCACGAAGTTGAGTCACACCCTGTTTATGGGTTTCTGACGCATTTTTTAATGCCGTCTTTCTCTCTTCATTTACTTGTGACTTAGTATACTCCCAACCTTCTTTTTGACGCTGTGATTTCAGGGCGGAACTACTTCGACGCCCTTTTAATTCCCTCGTTCTAATATAATATTCGTGGGCCTTTACTGGATCATACCTAGATTCAGCATGAGATAAAAGAAGTTGTACAAATTCTTTTCCAGTTTTTTTATCCACTACTACCCCCAGCAATTTTATCAAGATCTGAAGATAGTCCATCAAATACTTGATTCATAACCGAATCCAAATCATCAAGACTCGGCCCTGGCGAAACCGATGGGGGTTGTGGCATATTACTATTAATTAACTGATCGGCCTTAGGATCCTTAGATGGAGCAAGACCCATAAGACCTCTAATCTCATTTGACGTAAGAATCTCATTTCTTGTGAACTTATCAGCAATCTCAGCAAGACTTGCAATAGGAATTAATTTAAATGGATTTCTAAAATATTTAATTCTCTCCCCAGCTTTATATCGCTCAAGCCCAAGTAATGCTGGTTGCATAGATTCTGTAATTGCGTCTAGAAGCGGTTCAATTGTACGGTTGTAGTAATTGATCATAGTTTTTTCATCAGCCGTACCATTCATAACCTCTTCTGTAATACCAAGTTGACCATATAGCATAACCGTAAGCATTTCAACTTGTTTAAGAAGGTTATTCTCAGCCGGTCTATTAAGCTGAGTAATTTTTTCAGTTCCATCGGTATAAGCAATACCGTACTGGCTTCCCTTTAACTGAAATTCTATTTCAGATCGTCTCTGTTCAGCTTGAGCTCTTCGAGCTTCAGATTTTACAACATATGGAAGCTGAATAATTAAATCAAGTTTTCCAGAACTAGATTGTTCGTCTACAACATCAAGCAACTGTAGTTTTCGAATCAGCCGTTGAAGCGTAGAGTTGGGCTCATTCATCACAGCATAAAGAGGATTTTCAATGATTGCTGTGTATCTCTTCTCAACAAGGATCTCTTGTTTTTCGCCAATAGCTTCGTTCCACAACTTAACTCTTACGTGTTTTGGATACCATGCGGTAATTTCACCAACACGAAGACTTTCGATGTCGAAATCGTAATCACCAACATCTTCGCCATCTTTAAGAACAATATCAACAGGAACAATTGCGGCAGACCCTGTATCAAATAGAGTCATACAAATATCCTGGCGAAATGCTCTTGGTCTTTGATCAAGGTTTGTTTGGAGAGTGAAGCAATTATCTAACAACGATTTAAGATTCTCTGAAAATCTATCTTGCTCATCAACTTTAACGTGTCTTAAAGCAACCCCGGCAACATCAATTGCCATTCTTGTGTAGATTGATGAAACAAAAGATCTATCATTGTAGAATCTAGGGCGAGATCTATGTGGAGCTGTGCTAGAATATGAACCCAACGACTGCGAGAATTCAGCTCTATTCCCTCCATACAAAACAAAGGCGTTAAGAGCTCTCTGAATTCTTCGAATAATTGGCATACTATACGCCCCTCTCTCCCATTTTGACCGAAAAACCTAAAATTTAGGAGTAAACCCCAATCTGATGAAGATCTGTTCCATCAAAGAAGAAAAGAGCAACACCATCAGCAGCAAGAGTAAACTTTGCCGCAACCGACGCTGTACCACCCAACTTAATTGCCCTAGCAGTTCCACCATTGAATGCAACTGTTGGAGTTTCAGCAGAGTTTCCGTTTGTAAAACTAATTGCAACTAAAGTATTAGCAACTGGTTCGTCACTTGTAGTGGTCTTTGCTGCCGTACCAATAGCGGTATCAACGACAACTGGTGTAACAGGAATAGTTTCAATGGCCTGATGAACAGTAAGCGGAGACCCACTTTCATCAAACAAAGCAACGGGTTGACCAACAGAATGTTTATCTGGGGTATCTGACTCGACAACCGTCATTGTCCTAATTGGCTGAGTTCTCATTTGTTTCTACTTTCTATGTTTTGATTGATGATTCTACAATACTATTCAAACTGATCTTTGTGAGCCTTGTACGCAACATAAGCATCCATCATTGCTGAAACGTTGTCAATCTTCTCTTCGTTTCGTTTCTTTTGCAACTTTCGGTTTCCGTTTGTATCTTCAAGTGTTACGGCATTCCCCATAGCAAAAGACATCAGCTGTTGATCAAACAGAAGTTTATGTTCTTCACTAAGAATTTTCAATTCTCCTAAAGGAACAGATTCTGTTTTTGCTCCCTGAATTACTTTTTCAATTCCAAAAGGACCGTTTTCAAGTTCCCATCTAGAAACGAATTCTTTGGCGTTGTAAGGATCAAAGCCTAGACAACGAACATCGTATTCATTCCTTATAATAAACGCATCCAAATCGTCATACACTTCCATCATATCTAGAATTGTTCCTTCTAGAACATGAAGACTATCTTCTGCTATAAACGTTTCATACTTATGTCTCATGGCAGCAGGAAGTTTATGTAAAGTTAATGAAGAAATATAACTTCGGGTTTTTACTCCAAAAGCAGAATTTTTAAGAGGAAACAGGAACGTAAAGGCACAGAAATCATCACCTTGTGAAAGATCTGCGCCAAGAGCGCAAGGCATCCCCCAAAATTCTCTTTCTGGATGAGGTTGTGTTTCTTCATAAGTAAAGAAGTAAGTATACCCTTCCATTGGAATTCCAAACCGTTTAGCAAGAATATCATTTCTAGAGGCCGGTGCCTTTTCTGCCCGCTCAACATCCAAATGATACACTTCATATGTTACGGTTTTGCCAAGATTTGGATTGGCTTTAACCCATTTTGATGGGTCATTAACCTCTTCCAAACTATCAAGTTTATAATGCCAAATAGAAATATGAGGTGCTTGATATTCTCCACGCAAAATACTGGCTAACTCTAATTTGATTGTATCGCCAGAACCATTTCTAACCGTTCCCTCAGAACTAATAGCAACGATCAAATAATCATCAAGTTTAGATGCACCCTGTTCAATCGCCCCAACCACATCCTCACGAATATCGCCGGACAACCATTCGTCAATTGTAGAAACTTTTGGGCGTAAACCTTGAAGCTTATTAATAGACATTGGGCGAATTTCAAGAATAGATCCAGTTAAAAAGTTTTCAATACCTTTTTTTGTAGAAGCTAACTTTACTCGATTTGCTCTTGACCCAGTAGTATTCTGCAACGAACCTTCTGTTAAAAATTTAAAAAGAGGTCCTCTAGATCTTGTGATTGCGGTTCTGAACGGAGACATTACTTCTTCGGCTTGTTTCATTGTTGGGGCCGTTGTTATTTGATGCGTTGTTTCTGTTATTACATTTAAGAAATAACTTTGCACACAAAAAGCGTACATTGATTTTGCTGCACCTCGAGCAACAATTAAGTATTGTTTAGTAATAAGTCTTTTTTTAATCCAGGACTTGACGTAACCGGCTGCGGTTCTACTAGTTGCTGGGCGGTAAACACTTCTCTCTACGAAGTAAAACCAACCAAAAAGTTGCTCGGCCCAAACTTTAAAACTATCTAAAAGATGAAGATCACTACCATCAGTAAGTGTCAATTCTTTTTCACAGTATTGAATAAAACCATCAACCGCTTTATCATCATGATAAATATTTGGATTTGCAATAAGATCATCAATCCTATTCATTTCCAAACTAATCTCAGCATTTACCGGAATATCCCCCCGAAGAACAGCATCTCTAAACTCAGCATAATATCGTGGTGTGGCCGTATTAGAAAGCGTCAAGATGCCTCCTTTCTAAGATTATCCACTAAGTTTCTTTTTAATCGCTTCTCCAGCCGGACTTTTTGCAAAAGCCATAACGCCATTAATTGTAATACCAACAGCAAGAAGCCCTTTTACAAATTCGTGACCTCTTTTTGTTGCGCTTGGTGTTAATCTACTATATTGTTGCTGCATATTCATTCTGTTAACAAGCTGCTGCAACTCTTTGTCGCTTAATTCTGACACGCTTTTCTTTCTATTAGCTGCGTGACGCTTTGCATCTTCTGAAGCCGTCTTTTTTCTAACTCCCCAACGCATTCCCTTAACACCATAGTGTGAAAGGAACTCAATAACTGTTTGATTGATCATTTGAATCCTTTCATCAAGCCTATGTTTAAATGAATCATAGAAATCACCAATAATTTCCATATTTTTATCGGCGTTAAGTTTAGCTAATTGTTTTACTTCGGAAGTCAATGGTTCACTAGAAAAGAATTTAAACATACTACCATCAAAATGTCTAAGAGGCGCTTGTGCAATACTTCCAGAAGCATTATTATAATCAATAACAGAAGTATAACCAGACGAAAGTACCCCAGAAACAAACCTTTTTGGTAAAAGACCATCTACTGTAGATGGATTTAAACTGAATGCAAAATCTTTTCGAGCTAATTCTTGTGCCGCCAATTTAAATAAGGCTTTTTCTTTATCATCAGATGAAAGTTTATTAAAAATGCTGATATTAACTCCACGTGCCTTTAATACATCGGGGTGATCCATAGCTTTACCAAGAATGCGAACATACTCTTTAGTGCTAGGAACTTTAATATCTTTTGTTGCTTTAAAATAATTTGTGTGGCCGCCAATGCTTCCTAAAAAATCCTTATAACTTTCAATATCATGAAGTTCATGAGCAGAAAAGAATCCACCCGGTCTAATATTAGTTTCAATATCTTTAGAAACCCTTGCCACTAAAGAACCACTTTTTAAAGTTAATCCCTTATCCATGTATGCTCTCATACCTTCTGCATGAGCACCAAGATCCGAGAATGGATCTCCATCTAACAAAGTTCTTGGGTCTAACCCACCAGCTCTACTCAAATTATAATGGTGTGCGCCATAAGCAAGCCCAGCAACAACAACCGCTCCACCAAACACCAACGCTGCTTTTTTCTGAGCAGGAGTCAATCTTTTAAAGAAGTTTTGATCTTCAATTTTTTCTTCTTTATCATTCATTGACCCATATTTTTGTTTATTAGAAAATGATTTAAACTCAGCCGAAAGACCAGTTCTATCGTCTTCGTTAATTACTCCCCAACGCATCCCCTTAACACCATAGTGTTCCAAAAAATCTTCAACCGTAATTCTTTGCATTATGAGATTTCCTCCTGAATTAAATTCTCTCTCATAACACTAATACGCCATAAACACTCATCGAGTTGTTTTTCTTTGGCAGTAATCAAATATGAAGTTTGAGGAGGATCGAACAACATAGCAGTCTTAAGAAAAACATATTGTTTAACTAGATTTTTAATTTGCGTAGGAAGAACTAAATCCTCCCAAGATTTTTGGTCGTCTTCAATTTCAAATCCTTCAACGGGTCCAATACCAACGTCGTGAAGAGTGGCAAATGCACTATTAATGTAGAGGATAAAATCCATATCAAATTCTACATATGTTTCTCCAACATTACAAATTTTTTTAGTGGTTTTAAGAATGCTTTGTTCCATTTTCACCTCCTTATTTAGCAGCAATCCCCCAATAAGGGAGTTTAGCAACAAGCGCATTTAATTCAATAGCAATCATTCCATAAATTGGCGTATCATTGACAACGAAACCCGGTCGAAGATCTGGAGTAGCGTTATCCAACCAAGCACTAATCATTCTGAATACGGGCGCCGATGTCATATTAGCATTACCAAGCGTTGTCCAATCTTTACTATCGGTACTTCCCGCTTTGTCGCTATCCAACTCGGCTCTAGCTAAAACATTTGTGTTCCCGAACTCAACCATGAATAACCGATTATCTTCTTTTTGAAGGGCATTCATTTGAGAAGAAAACTCTTCAAGGGCATTTGCTGTTGGAACACCGGTTTGCGTCGAATCGTTAGATGTAATGCTCGGAGTTGTAGTATCAACTCCAGTAGCTTTGCTCACTACCCATCCAATTCTAGTGCTTGATGGCGCCGTAGCGTGATTGATAGTCATCGTGTTTGTACCGGTACTATCTGCCCGAACAATGATAAGAGTAACTCGTCGACGATTAGAACCGGTTGCTGTTACAAGTAAAGTTACACTAGCTAATTGTGTAATACCAGTACCTGTTACCGTTGGTTCTTCTGGAGTATTACTATTATTTCGAGTTGTACCAACGGCTATTAGGAAAATATCACCAGCTTGTCTATCAATAGACGCTGTTGTGGCGGTTGTATCATTACTTGTTGTACCTGAGGTAACAGGAGAAATTGAAATAATCATCCAAGACGACCTTCAATCAATACGACCAAATCAGCTCCAGCAACCGTAGACCCAACCTGATCAATATCAACCGTCAAATAATCTCCAGTTACACAAACAGTTGGGTTTGTTGTTGGGGTTGAAGTAAGATCTTGAGTATCTGAAGCAGCAATTGTTGGTTTTCCTGTAGTAAAAATAGTCGAACCGTTTTTATTTACATCAACAATTAAACTAGCCCCGGTTGGTGCAGTACGAACTTGAATAGCAACGTTTTCAATTTCAAACCCTAATGCCGGAATTGGAATTCGAGGACCCGTGTTGTTGACAGCGAGCGTTCCTGGATATGTGTAAACAAACGTATGCTGTTTGGCTACATCAACAGAAGCTCGTAAAGCAATAATTTCTGCGGCAATACTTGAAAGTGCTTCTTGGATTCTGCTGATGAGAGACATTATGCCAAAGCCGCCTCAAAGTAAGCCGCAAGATCGGTTGTTGGATCTCCAATCTCGGTCTTGCTATAAACATCTAATGCGGTACGCATTGCGGCATAGTTTGCGGCACTTACAAAGGACCTAGCATCCGATGGGAAATCAATTGTTGAGAAAGTATCTACACCAGTGGCGTAGATCAATTTGTTAGCGGCCGTTGTAACAGCAGCAAGCGCAGTAAGTGTGGCATCGCTTGTTTGCTTACCATTGATCATACCAACAAGCGTGGTATACAAGTTCTCATCATCATTAATTGCAGCGGCGATCTCAGCTAATGTATCTAATGTTCCAGGAGCAGCGCCAACAATAGTTGATTCAAGAGCATCAATTGCAGCCTTGAGTTGTGCTGGTGAAATATAACGAACCGTATCTGTACCAGTCGAAGCTTCTGTATCGGTCGCTCTCTCAACAATACCAGCAGCAGTTTCG